GTCATTTAACCTCCGGCTTAGGCCAACCCTTTTTGCAAGCTATCATTGCATCAGCTATTCTGTAAGCAGAATTTGCAGTCATAGTGCAGTCTGTACTATTAAAAACAACCCTTCCTATACCACTTACAATTCCTACCATTGCCATTGCTGCTAATTCATCTCTGTTATCACTGTTGTTATTCATAATATCAATCCTATGAGATACCCAATTATGACTAGAATCACCACTATCGGAGTAACGGCTATGCCGATCATCAACCATTCGTGGTAGCTAAAACGTCTCATAAACTTATTTTTTATCATCTGTGACCCCCGTTACAAAGAACCTGCGGTTGTGGGTAAAGCCGTTGGTTTTAAGCATCCCACGCTGGACGAGGGCTGCTAGACTAGCCCCAAGACTAGATGGTGAGATTGTATCGCCTCCCAGCGGCTTATTGAGCAGGTCACTGCGCCTAGTACCGGGCCATTTTTTGATATATTTGATGATGTCCAGCATCGCCATCGTCATACGCTTGATGGGCTTGGCACGGCTCTCACGCTTGTAATCGCGCATCTCGACCGTTCTCATCGTCCTTGCTATAGCCTCACGATCCTTTCTCTCTCTATGATTCTTACTGATGTTGAGGATGTCATCGGCTATGCCTGCCAGTGAGCCTTTACCAGTCAGCTTGCAATACTGTCCACCTACCGGGTAATAGTGTTCCATTTTAATCTCCTAAAAAATATAGCTTGTTTCAATTAAGCATCAAAACTTTTGTCAGCACTAGGCTATTTCGCGCAGGACGCATTCATCTGGAGATGAATAATTGCACTATAACATAGGATGGTCTTTAGCTTTGCTAAAGTCAAATACTTTTTAATGCTTTGAGTAAATTAGTCTGAACTGCGTCTTTTTGTCTCAGCACATCCATTACCCGTTCGTCAATCGTACCCGTAGCAATCAAGTGAATTATGCGAACAGGTCGGCCTTGACCCTGCCTGTGTAGCCTAGCGTTAAACTGCTGGTAGTTGCCAAGCGACCAGCACATCCCAAACCAGACTGAGATACACCCACCTGCCTGCAAGTTCAGACCATGCCCAGCAGACTGAGGATGAGCGAACATTAATCCAATCTCACCCCGCTGCCAGCGGCTAACTGTCTCGGGGTTCTTATCGAGTGGCACTCCCTGCGGGAAGTGCTTTTGCAGTCGCTCTAGGTCGCTCTTAAAGTTGTAGGCAACAAGGATATTCTCCCCCTCGTTTGCTTCAATGATCTCAGCTAGTGCCTCGATCTTGGTGTCGTGGACGAGAGACCAGTTGCGATGCTCGTCTGTGTAGACTGCGCCGTTGGCGTACTGCAACAACTTACCTGCAAGAACCGCTGCGTTCACCGCCTCAACCTCCTCACCATCGGGTAAGGTTGAGAGCAGGGTCTTTTCAAAGTCCTGATACGCCAGCAGCGACTTTTCTGATAGATCAACTCTCTGCACTAGGTCTATTCTGTCTGGTAGCTGGAGATAGTCGGCAGACTGCATAGATAACACCTTGTCGGCAAGCAGCGCGTATATCTTGGTGGCAGACCCCTCACGAATCGACCATGTATGCCCAAAGTAATCCTGCTCAAAAAAGCGTTGTCTGAATGCTGTTACTGTGCGCCCAAGCCGCTGCCCGAAGTCGATTAGGTAGAGCTGCGCCCAGAGGTCAGCCAAGCCGCTAGGAGATGGTGTACCGCTGAGAAGGATCATGTGGGTGGTATCGGGTATGATCTTACGCAATGCCTTAAAACGCTTACTTGACGAGTTCTTGAAGGAATCACTCTCATCAATAACCACGCAGTCAAAGTCCCAAGACCTTATTCGTACCAACCATTCCACGTTCTCGCGATTAATAACATATATGTCGGCCGTTTGCATCAACGCACTAAGTCTCTCTCGCTCACTACCTGTGCAGATACTCACCTTCAGGTGTGAGGTATGCTCCCAGCTTGCCGCCTCCTGCTTCCAGATCGAGTTCGATACTCGCAAGGGTGCGATGACCAGCACCCTGTGTATAGTGAAGGAGTCGAGCAGGTCAGAGATGGCGGTCAGGGTTGATACCGTCTTGCCCAGACCCATCTCAATCGCCAGCAGGCATCGCTTCTCTCGCTTTATGAAGGAGATGGCGTTCTGCTGAAACTCGTGGAGGTCAGCCCGGGAAAGCATTGCAACCCTCTATGCTATCAATAACGCGCACATCGCAGCCAAGACCTCGGCGTATATCATGATCACGCTGTTGCAGTTCTGTCGGCAGTTTGCCGGGTGCTTTTAGCTCTACGAAAATGATAACGCCGAGGGGTAACGTCACTATTCTGTCAGGCACACTTCGCTTGTTCGGGCTGGTGAACTTCTCAGCCATACCGCCCAGTGCCTTCACGCGCTTGATTAAGGCAGTTTCAATTGTCTTTTCTAACATCCGATCTCTCCTAGTAAGTTTTTAGCTTCTGCTATGTAATATGCGTGGTGAACATCGCTTGGGAACTCAGCGGGTAGCTGCATCAATGGCCGTGTGCCAGCACTGTTAGGCACTCGGTTAGAGTTAGTGGCATAGTGGATGTACTGATCGGCGTGTACCGCGTTGCTGTGGTAGAAGCGTACAGCCTTACCCAACTTCTCATCACGCCAGACCGCACCACCCTGCACCCTGCGGATAGTCACAAACTGCCTAATATCTTTGCAGTCCTTTATTGTTTGCTCAATGGGTGTACCCTTCGCCAATAGCTGTGCAACTGCCGTAGCCACGATCTGCCGATCTGGATTCTTGGCAAGGCTCGCTGGTGCGAACACGCCCTTGCCCTTAGTCTTGCCATCCTGCTTTACAGCCACATAATTGTTAACGTCACGGATTCCAATCGCCTTGTAGTCAGTGCGCTCTAAGGTGAACGAGGTATCTAGCTCCCAGTCGAACGCGACCTCCTTGCACTTATGCTCAAGACCCCGGCGGCAGTAGATCACCACCCCGTCAGTGTTGGCGCTTACAACCCTAGCTCCGACCTCCTCGAGGCGCTCAATCAGCATCAGCAGGCATAGCTGCCCCGTGATCGTGGTCTGGATCAATAGCTCAGGTGCGAACAGGGCTGAATATTTGCTGCCTAACTTGCCGAAACTTCCGTTGACTGCAATCTTGAGTACGTCGGCAGTGACGGTATCGCCAGCTTTCTTGGCGGCAAGGCGACGGGTAACGATACCCTGATAAACCGTTAGAAACGTCGCACCCATGCTCTTGGGTGCAAGCCGCTGCTGTAGTATTATGCTGGGGTAGTACGAGGACACATCCAGATCAAACAGCGCATAATCTTTGTCTGAACAAAAATACTTAGACTTCTCGCACGAATGTAGTCCACCAATACCCATCTGGTACTCGGTATCTCCAATTCTGATCTTGGTATCACGCAACCAGCCGGGCATGGTAACTGCCCCATTCCCACCAAGCGTGAACGGATGCTCTAAAATCCTAACGAAAATCTCATTTAACTGCCCCCGCTTAAACGTCACTATCTGAGGATCAAGGTACTTGAAGGTAGCAGTGTCAGAGTAGACAGTCTTGGTATATTGATTACCAGTTACCCTGCTGACTCCATCCAGTATGATTTTCTCAGCGATCTGGGCATCACTCTTAGAGCGTAAGTCCATGCCGTACTGCTTTGACATCTTTGCTCTAAGTTCAATCTGAGGCCGTAGCTCGTTAAACAGCAGGGATGTGGTGTGGAGGTCGTTTTCACAATACTCGCGCAGCATGGGGCGATCTGATGCTGCTATTGAGGCCGATGGCTCAATCGGTAGGTCTTGCATCTTGGGGGCGTGTAATCTACCACCGTATATCTTTAGGCTGGACTGCCCGATGGCAACATCGAACAGGTCAATGTGGTCTAGTTTTAGTAGTGCGAATTTATGATTCTTGAGGATCGACCAGCTCGGGAGTTTTGAGCCGATAATGCTATCGCTCAAGGCTTTTAGCTGTGCGTTGTCGTAGCCTGCCATTGCCGCACTCAGCAGTGGTAGGTCGTAGTTGTTGCCATTGAAGGTAACGATTGTGTCGGACTTCAAAAATCCGATAATTAGCTTGGTGTCGAGCTTTGAACTGTCGTGAAGTTCAAAGTGACGGATTTTGCCAGTCTCTAGTTTAAGCATTGAGACAAGCCAATAGTCCGAGAAGCACTCGGTATCGAGGATAAGCATAGGGGTGTCCTATAAGTTAAAAACCCCACCCCGAAGGGTGGGAGGTATTAATTAAAACTCGTCATTCTCATCAATAACGTCAAAATCACTTACACTTACTTTAGCGCCACCGTCACCGAACGGTTGACCATCACCCCTAAACTGAACGCCCTCAAGACTGGCATTAATGCGCTTGCCAAAGCCGTTGTCCTGAAACCAGAGAGTAATTATCGCATCAACGTAGCAACCACTGTAGATAACATTGTCATCTTCAGCCAGTGGTGACTTGTCCTTGCCGATAACAAGGGGGCGATTCTTGTTGCTTGCCTTCAGAGTCATCGTGCCAGCATAACCCTCGTACTCAACATCATCACCGTCCTTCAGGCAAATCTTGTCGGGAGAGAGCTTGGTCTTATGCTCTTTAAGCATCTCAGCAATTGCCTTGCTTATCTCATCAATCGCTGCACGATGCTCGGTCTTATCCAGCAAGAAAGTGCCTTCATACTTAGTCTCAACACCTTGAAACGAAGCCTTGCGGAATAACGATGGGAAGGAGAGACGTACATTTTTAATTTTAGTTGCCATTTTAATTTCCTTATTTTGGTTTTTATGTCGTTGTGAAACCGACAAGAGAAGTATAGCAGAACTAAATTATTATTTCAAAGTCTTTTGCGGAAACGATACAGCTTGGTCGTTTATCGCTCTCCGGCACGAGCGTTGGCGTACCCTGCGGCTTGGTCGAGAGGCTGTCGATTATCTCCTTGTTACCCTTACCAACCGCCTTTTCCGCTTTGGCAACGCTGAGTAGCTTGCGCTCGAAGGCATCATCCCCCAGCAGATCACTCAGGGCTGATGCTGCACGACCATCATCTATCCATGCCCTGTTCGACCTACCCTCGACCATCTTGAAGCCCTCGAAGGATTTGCCTGACTCTAGCCGCTCGGAGACTAGGCTCTCTACTGCATCCAGCCAGCTCACGATCAACTTCTTGCTCTCAAGGGCTTTCCGTAGTTGCTGGTCGGTCAAGGTGTCAGGGTTGGCTGGTGATAGATCATCAAACTGACTCATCATTGCCTGCTCGGCGTATACCTTTAGGGCCGGGCAGGTCGGCTTGGCCTTGCACCACTGGCACTGCTTCTCGCCCGGGGTACGCGGTGCGTTAGGCTGCGCTGCCCGTTCAGCCGCTTGCGTAAGCCTCTCTGCCCAAGCGTTAACCTCATCAATGGTTAACTCCCACTCACTTATATGATCTAGGCGTGGCTGCACGATGGTAATTACAATGGTTTTGAAGGCCATCCAGCTATGATTGCTAATAGCACCAATGGCATAAAGCAATGCCTGTGTGTTATTCTCAGCATCAACTCGGACACCCTTCCCATATTTGAGATCGATCACGTGCAGAGTGTCGTTACCCATCACGAGGGCATCGCACGTTCCAAAACCATCCGGCGCGACATGGCTGAAGTCTACGTACTGCTCAACCAGCACCATTCCATTTTTAGATTTAACGTAGTCAACGTAGACCTGCACATAGTCGGCCATCTCCTGAGTGACAGTAACCGCATTATTATCAATGAGTTGTTTATTCACCCACTCAGACGCTCGCTCGCCCATTGTTAAGCATATCTCCGCTAGTTCATGGGCGGCTGTACCCTCATCGGCGTAGATGCTGCTCTTGTTTGGTAAGCCGCTTTCTGCTTCGATTGATCCAGCGCACAGAAACCACTTGGCGCTTCCTGATGCTGAGAACCTAGCGTGTGCCTTAGTGTTCACTGATCGCCTCCAGCTTTGCTTTGATCGCTGAGTAATGTTTGGCAGGGATGTCCGAAATTATCTTGGCGTTGTCATAGGCAGCTAGTGCCGCTACGATCTGCGGCTTCTTGGTGCGGTCATTACGCACGATGGTTGTACACATGGCTTGCAAGTCCTCGGCGGTGACAGTTTTATCAAGTGCCGGAATAGAAGCAGGCAAAGGCGGTGAAAACGGTGCTTTTTGGGCGCGCAGTGCTAACGTATTAGCATCGATTGCGCTGATTAGGTCGGTGAGTAGTTGTTCGATTGTCATTTTAGTTTCCTTTTATTTGTGGTTTGGAAAATGAATATTAGCACAGCTTGTATTAATTGTGCTAATATTTGTTTTCATTTTAATTTTATAGGGGAACAATATGTGCAAGATTCAGGATGTCATTGACCACTTCGGGTCACAGGTAAAACTTGCAGAGGCATTGAATGTAACTCAGGGCGCAGTCTCCCAGTGGGTGACTGCTGGAGGGCTGCCACCGGGGAGAGCCATCGAGATTGAACGATTGACTGTGGGAAAGTTTAAGGCTGTTGATTTTGCTTTAATTGTAGAAGGTGCGTGATGAAGATCGCCACTGGCGGTGAAAACAAGGGAAAAGTTAAAAATGTAGAGATCGCGTGGTCTGACCTATCTGCAAAGTTAACTACCCACGCAGTGGGTGACAAGGGTAAGAAGTTCTTTGTAGGCGGTCACTTCCAGCGAGATGTTCGAGAGGATTCTGAGTTAATAGCTCGAACTCTCTTAACCTTTGATGTTGATAACGCGGGTATGACGCTGGATAGCATCGAGTATCTTTTGACGATGAACCTCGATTGCGCTTTCGCTGCTTACTCTACGCATAGCCACACTGTGGCCTCCCCTCGACTGCGGATAGTTATACCGTTATCCCGTGAGGTTACAGGTGATGAGTACCGCGTACTTTCTCGCTCTGTGGGTGCTAGTTTAGGTATACCTCTGGATGAGTGCAGCTTCAAGCCTAATCAGCTTATGTACACTCCATCGATGGTTGCTGGTGCTGACGTATGGTCAATGGTGGGTGATGGCGAGTTCTATCCCGTCCCTGACTTTATAGCTACACCAAAAGTTGAGGAGCTGGATGACCTCTCCGCGATGGTTGCAGCGTTACCCCTAGACATAACGGACGTAGAGGTAGACGCAACGCTGTCAGCCTACCCCGCTACCGGGCTGGACTATGACGCATGGCTCAAGTGTGGCATGGCTTTGTACCATCAGTTCTTAGGCTCTAAGGTGGGATTTGCTCGGTGGGTGGCGTGGTCTAAGCTCGATGCTGAACGCTTTGATGATGGCGAGATGAAGGCTAAGTGGAAGTCTTTTGGCGGTAGTGATAAGCCAGTCACGATGGCAAGCATCATCTACCACGTCAAGCAGGCAGGGGGAGTTGTATCAACTGCAAAGGGTTGGCTTGAGCAAATTGATGCTTGTGAGGATAAACACGCGCTTGAGAAGTTGGTGCAGTTCAAAATATCTGCCGACAAGACCATAGGGGCTGTGGATCAGGCTGGGTTAGAGATAGCAGTAAAGACCAAATTCTCTGAGTTCGGCGTAGTTCTACGCGCTGATCCATTGCGTAAGTTGTTCAAGCCAAAACACAAACGTGCATTGCCTGATATTGGTGGGAGTGAATTACCGCTGGAAACCATAGGTAATCTCAGGGCCGTTGCTGATAACTGCAATGTTACGATCAGATACAACGTCATCAAGAAGGAAGATGAAATTCTAATACCTGACGCGGGTTGGTCAATTGACAATGGCAAGACTGCTTCAATAACGTGGCTACAGTCTGAGTGCCACAAGGTCGAGATGCGAACCGCCAATATAAAAAACTTTGTAACCCTGCTGGCTGATAGTAACCAGTTCAACCCCGTGACCGAATGGATTAATTCAAAGCAGTGGGATGGTGTTTCAAGAATTGATGCTTTTTACGATACGGTTCAAGAGGATACCGATAAATGCTCTGCCAAGATGAAACGTATCGTAATGTTGCGCTGGGCGGTGTCTGCTATTGCAGCGGCGTTTAGTCCTAATGGCATTATGGCTCGTGGTGTGCTGGTATTTCAAGGTGTGCAATACTCTGGCAAGACGCGGTGGATTGATGCTCTTGCACCAAAGGACATGGAATTAATTAAAACGGGTAGAGCATTGAATGTTCATGATAAGGACTCGGTTAAGCAGATAGTGTCCTCTTGGATCAGTGAGTTAGGTGAATTAGATGCTACGTTCAAGAAGTCTGACATTGCCGCACTAAAGGCGTTCATCACATCGGACACGGACGAATTGCGTAGACCTTATGCCGCTGCCGAAAGCCGCTACGCTAGGCGTACAGTATTTGCGGCCTCTGTGAATGAGTCAAAGTTCTTGCAGGACGATACGGGTAATAGTAGGTTTTGGGTTATCCCAATTGTTTCAATTAATCATGCCCACGAGTTAGATATGCAGCAGGTGTGGGCTGAGTTTTATGTGTTGTGGAAGGGTGGTGAAAAGCACTATTTAACTAATTCAGAAATGGCAATGCTCAATGGACATAATGAAAGTTTTACCGCCCCTGAACCTATTTTTGAGATGGTTTCCAGTCACCTTGACTGGGCTAATTTTGACCCTAACGACTGCCGATGGATGCAAACGAGTGATGTTTTGAGGTGGATAGGTAAGGAAAATCCGTCAAAATTTGAAACAATTGTGGGGGGTAGAGCAATTCAAAAAATGAACGGGGGTATGCAAAGAAAGAGTCATGGAAAGTTACTTTCGGCAGTTCCCAATGAAAAACTCTCAATTGAGGTTCATAATTTTGACAAACTTGGTAATACTTCCAGTGAGGGGGGATATGAATCTATCCCCTTTTAGGGTTAATTACCCCCGCATATACCCCACCCTTACCTCCAGTACTAGCAAGGGTTGGGAGCATAGGGGGTAATAGGGGGTAATAGAAAGTTAGTATAAACATATATAGGGAATAGGAACTTGGGTATTGGTATATACACCTCTTCCTATAGAGAGTTTGAAAAGGGGTACTACCCCCTACCCCACTACCCCCCGTGATAAAAAACTTGACATATATTAGGAATGGTTTACTATCTTATTTATCGAGGTCACTGGGACTGAGAGATCACAAATCTGGAGATGCAAAATGAGCAAATATGACGAGTTCTTCCCACGCCAAAAGCGCCCACCTTTCGAGCCGACACCTTGGTTTATAATAATTATTGTTGTAATGGCTATTGCCTTTACATCTTACCTCTCTCAATCTTGCTAGGAGCATAAAATGGATATTATCGAAATTACAGCGTTTCAAGTATCGGCAGCAAGGCTGGTAATAAGTTTCTCAAGAGCGGATAACGAAACTAAACGCAACCTATTGGACTCCTACACGGCAATCGTCAGGGAGTATGAGGAAGCCTTGTACCACAACCGAGAGCAGGAGCAGAATCAGGGCTTGGACGAGGTGGAATTGGATCAGTATTTAGACGATCCTAGACACGGACAGGCAGAACCGCTAAACAGAGGTGACTTCTAATGAACTCTAACTACGATACTAGCCCTAGAACGATCAGAGAGGGCGTAGAACGCAATAAGTCTCACGATGGCTACCTACCCTACCTAAATGCTCCTCGAGGGCTTGTAGGAGGCTACAGGTCGTCTACATGGCAAGATGACGATAGGGCTTTCCTTTTGTGGGTCAAGGTTGTGGTAGTTGCTACCGTTGGTGGGTTGGTTACTCTGATTGCGGTGGTGGCAAATGGCTAATGCAGTCACCAAGACGCGGCTTCTAATCTCAACCACTCAAGGGCTTATCACCCTGTCGCAAATTAAAAAAATACTCACCTTAACCTCTGCGGAGATTAGCATGGCAGTTGCCTACCTATATCGGCAGGGATCGGTAGATCGAATCAAGATAGACAATGAGGGTGCTGGGCCTAGACAAGTCTGGGCCTATCAGCACAAGAGCAGATCACATGATTAGAATGGTGCGAACACACGCAGGCTACGCAATGCACGAGATTGTATGTGATTCTAATGGCGTGCCAGTCAGCAGCTTTCCGGCTACCATTCAAGGTATGACAAGGCTTGACGCTATAAAATACTTGGGCGATGTGATAGAAGCAGCTAAACTCCCAGCTATTAGACTCAATGAAATACGCACTGCACATTAATCATCCTGTAAAATCAGGAGATTGCGATCTTTGCGGTCGCTATAGTAGCAAGTTGATTCACGGTGTATGCTTGCCGTGTCGATTAAAATTTAAGCAAAAATAAGCGAGATATATGATGGTCATTAAAAAACCAAGTAAAACTGGTAGAAAGGCTGGCCCGGGTAGGCCAAAAGGATTGGTTAACAAGTCCACAGCCAACGCTAGAGAGGCTATTGCCCGGTTTGTTGATGGTAATGCTCATCGAGTGCAGGAATGGCTAGACCTGATCGCTGAGACCAAAGGCCCTCTGGTAGCATTCCAGTGTTACACCGACATGATCGAGTACCATGTACCAAAATTGAGCCGCACAGAACTCACTGGTAAGGATGAAGGGCCAGTTCAGATGGTGATTAAGTGGAAACCAACGAAATAGAGCTTGATTACGAGCCAAGACGGGCGTTCATGCCGTTCCATGAGAGGACGGAACGCTGGGCCTGCCTAGTGGCCCACAGGCGCGCAGGTAAGACAGTCGCAGCTGTGAACGAGCTGATTCGTGCTGCCGCTGTCTGTGCGTCTGCTATGCCGTTATTTGCCTACATAGCTCCATACCGCAGTCAGGCTAAGTCAGTGGCATGGGAATACCTCAAGCATTACGCTAGACCAATACTCGCATCAGTCAATGAGTCT